GTTGCCAAGGCTATGTGTGAAGAAGTTGGTTGTGACTATATGGTCATTAATGGTTCTGATGAAAATGGTGTTGACATCATTCGATTCAAAATTAAAAATTATGCTTCATCAATGTCATTATCTGGTGGTCGTAAAGTTGTTATTATCGATGAGGCTGATTATCTAACTCTAAATGCTCAAGCAGTATTGAGAAATGCAATTGAAGAATATTCACTCAATTGTTCTTTTATCTTCACATGTAATTATAAAAATCGACTAATCGAACCACTCCACTCAAGATGTTCGGTCATTGATTTTGGTTTAAAGAGTAATGAAAAAGCTTCTATGGCTTCTCAATTCTTTAAAAGATTACAGGGAGTCCTTGAATCTGAAAAGATTGAATATGATGATAAAGTAATTGCTGAATTAATTAAAAAACACTTCCCCGATTTTCGTAGAGTATTAAATGAATTACAAAGATACTCACAATTTGGTAAAATTGATTCGGGTGTTCTTGCCCAAATGGGCGATATTCAAATTGGTGAAATAGTTGGTCATCTTAAATCAAAAGACTTTGGTGCAATTCGTAAATGGGCTGCAACATCTGATTTAGACCCATTAACAATATTTCGTAACCTGTATGATGTATTATATGATGTTATGAAACCACAATCTATACCACAAGCCGTTCTTATTCTAGCAGACTATCAATATAAGGCTGCATTTGTAGCTGATCCAGAAATTAATATGGTGGCATGTTTGACTGAATTAATGGCTAATTGTGAGTATCAATAATGAGTGGCCCATTTGATTATGTTAATGAGATTCTATACAGTAAAAAACAACTAATCCTTGACGATTTAACCGAGGCTGAATATAAACCATATCTAGTCAACCGCAGTCTATCCTACCATAAAGACTGTGTGTTATATGCGAATGAGATGAATCGCCTATATCATTTAGATAATAAACTCCAGAATGACTTCCTTATAAATATAGTGCGGTCTCAAAAAAGACCATTTGCTAAGTGGATGAAGGTTGAGAAAAACGAAGATTTAAAATGTATAAAGCAAATCTTTGGATTCTCTAATTCAAAGGCTTTAGAAGCTCTCCGTTTACTCAGCAAAGAACAACTCCAACAATTAAAAGAACATACCGATATCGGTGGATTAAGGAAGTAATGTGGTAGATGATATATTCAAAGGCATAGGGGTTGAAATTGACCTTGCTGAGCAAGATGACTTTTTGAAGGTTCGTGAGACACTTACACGAATTGGAGTATCATCTCGTAAAGAAAAAGTTCTTTATCAATCATGTCATATTCTACATAAACAAGGCCGATATGCAATAGTTCATTTTAAAGAATTGTTTGCATTAGATGGAAAACCATCAAATATATCAGAGAATGATATTCAAAGAAGAAACGCAATTGCTAATCTCCTTGAAGAATGGGGTCTAGTTAAAATATTAAATAAAAAATTACTTGAAGACAACATAGCACCATTACACCAAATTAAGATTATAGCCTTCAAAGAAAAAGAAGAATGGAATTTAATTACCAAATATAATATTGGTAAAAAAACACAAGATTATTAATATGAAACCAGCCTTAAAATTAAAAAATAAATACACTGGTGAATTTGTATATTGTCGTAATACAGAAGATGTATTAAATCATGGAAATGGTTACATCTTCTATCGTGTCTTTAGAAAAGAGGCACCAGACCGAATTTATTTGGTCAATCGAGACGCATATATTATCGTTGACTAAATAAACATGTGATGCCTTAGGGGTCACATTTTTTTATTAACTCGCTTAAAAGGAGCATAACATGACAGTAATAAGTCGATTAACACCATTTTACCATGCAACTCTTGGATTTGAAAACTTCTTCCAAGATATTGAGAAATATTTAGATACAGACCTTAAAACAACAACCTCAGCTTTCCCTCCACACAATATTCTTAAACTAGACGATAATCGTTATGTTGTAGAATTAGCCGTGGCTGGATTTAGTGAAAAAGATATTGATATCTCAACACTCAACGGTGAGTTGATTATTAAGGGAAATAAAGAAGACAAAGCCGATTCGGCCGAATACCTTCACAGAGGTATTGGTCTTCGCTCATTCACCAAGACTTTGCGTCTAGCAGACACAGTTGAAGTTGAAGGTGCTGAGTATAAGGATGGAATTCTTCGTGTTGGTTTAGTGAATATAATTCCTGACCACAAGAAGCCTCGTAAGATTGAAATTGGTAAGAAATTAAATTCTACCAAAGCCCAACTTCTTAATGAAGGTGGCGTCAACTACGAAACTGAATAAAGAATGGGGCTTCGGCCCCTTTCCTTTTTTATTAACTATTGGAGTATATTATGTTTGGTACCGATAAAAACTTTAAATTACCAAAAACTATTAAGAGATTAATGGCGAGTGCTGGTGGTAAAAAAAGAACTGAATTTAAAAATGCGATGATTCGAGCAATTGCAACAGCTGTCAAGGCACCAACACCTCGTAGAGACAGAAATACCAAAAATAATAAGGAGAGTTAATACTATGAGCTTCGAATTTGATTTCACTCAAGAAAAAGTAGCATCCTGTTTACCACGAAACAAAAATATATCAAAATTATTTGAGGCACTCAATGAAGTGCTTCCAAAATATGAAATTACTTCACCAAAAAGAGTTGCAGCTTTCTTGGCACAATGTGGTCACGAATCAGTTGACTTTACAGTTTTGAAAGAAAATCTAAACTATTCAGCCGAAGGACTTACTAAAGTATTTCCAAGAAGATTCCCCGCTTTAGATATTGCACAAAAATACAATCGTAATCCTGAAAAGATTGGGAATAAGATTTATGCCGACCGTATGGGTAATGGACCAGAATCATCTGGCGATGGTTACAAATACCATGGTCGTGGTGCAATTCAATTAACGGGACATGATAACTATAAGGCCTTTGCTAATTCAGTTGATAAAACAATTGATGAAGCCGTTAAGTATTGTGAAACACTTTCCGGTGCCATTGAGTCTGCCTGCTGGTTTTGGAATACAAACAAATTAAATCAATATGCTGATTCTGCCGATTTAGTTACATTAACTAAACGAATCAATGGCGGCACATTAGGTTTAGATGACCGAGTAAAACACTATAACCATAACATTGAGGTTTTAGCGTAATATAAGTAGTAGTAATTAATGATTTTCAGTATTGCATTTTAGCTGAAAGTGTTATAAAATATGGATGTTAGAATAAAAAACTAACGATAAAACTCAAGTTAGACTTTGAATGACCGAGATAAAGGCCGTTCTCTCTAATGATTTGGTTTATAAAATAAACTTTATAAATCTAAGGAGAAATACCATGTGGACAACACCATCAGCAACTGAAATGCGCTTTGGCTTTGAAGTTACAATGTATGTAATGAACAAGTAATATTGTTCTTATACCGAACCCCACTTCGGTGGGGTTTTTTATTTGGAGTTTACCGTGAGTAAGATTATAGGATTCAGTTGTTCTACTTTTGACCTTCTTCATGCAGGACATATTCTAATGTTAGCCGAAGCTAAACACACCTGCGATTATCTTATCGTTGGTCTTCAAACAAACCCAGCAATCGATAGACCAGATACCAAAAATAAACCAGTTCAATCAATTGTTGAAAGATATGTTCAGCTTAATGCTGTTAAATTTGTCGATGAGATTATTGTATATGAAACTGAAAGAGACCTTGAAGACTTACTCATGTTCTTGCCATTAAATGTTCGATTCATTGGTGAAGAATATCACGGTAAAGATTTCACAGGAAAACAAATTTGTGTTGACCGCAACATAGATATAATATACAATTCAAGGACACATCGTTTTAGTTCAACAGAGCTTCGTCAAAGAACCTACCAATACGAATTAAATAAGAGAGAATAATGGCATTCCTAGTCCACAATTTACCACCAATACAATGCTTTGTTAAAAAAGAATTTCTCTATGACTTTGAAAAAGGCCATGGTGAATATGAACCTTGTATTTGGTTAATCATAAAATGTATCAAAGGTCAAGCTTTTCGTATTGAATCACTATTGCCTAATTATGGCGCCATTTATGATAAGCTCCCTTTACATGCTTTTGTAACAAGACAAACAGACCTTAAAAATGCAACACTATCTTTAGATTATTTGCAAATTTGGGATAGTTTGAGTTATAATTTTACTGTCATTGAAAAAGATAATTTAAGAATGTTGAAATGTAAATTCTTGGACAAAGACAAAAAATGGCACTTTGGTGAATATAT